GTATGAGTTGTCATGCGGGACAAACAATTGATGTGGATGGAGCGTTATTGGAAGACCTAAAGCATGCAAAATACATTAAAACTATCACCGCCAAAGCAAAGCCAACAGCAGCTAAAAAGACTCCTAGAAAGAAAGTCACTAAGGCTTAAGGCGGTGAAGTCTTATGAAAATCAGTGAATTAACACTTGAAAACTTAGCCAATTATTTAAAAATTGATGATTTAGACGAGGCACTTATTGATTTACAGCTCTGCTGGGATGCTGCACTATCTTTTATCGTCAATCGTACAGGGATGAAGAAGGAAGATGTTGAAGATTGTGATGATCTTACTTATTCTTTCTTCGCACTGTGCGGTGAGATGTATCAGAATAGGCAGTTAAGATTTGAGCAGGGTAGATACAATAACGAACTCGTATTAGACGCGATTGACGCGCATTCAATTAATCTCCTACCTTCTAGCGTCGAGGAAGAAAGCAATGGCTAGAAAAAATATCGGACAGTTTACCAAGAAAATCACCTTCTACAGAAACGAACAGGTGACAGGTGAACTAGAACAAACTGTGATAAAGCCGATGCCGTATAAGACGGTATGGGCAAACGTTGTGGAGTTTAGCGGAAATGAGACATATGATGCACAAAAGCTAAGAGGCAATGCATCCTACAAATTCACAGTACGCTACTCTTCAAAAGTTAATCGAGAAACGATTACAAATGACATGATGATTAAATATCGAGAAGAATTTTTTGATATCAAAGATGTCAATGATGTACAGGAGGCACATGATCAGTTAGAAATAGCTTGTGAGTTACATATCTTTAAGAAAAAAGCAGGAGGCTTAAGCGGTTTAGATGTCTGAAGAGTTTTCTGTTACAGGATATGAAGAGCTTTTAAATTCATTAGATGAAATGGCTAAGGAGTATCCAGACGTTACATATAACGCGATGGTTGGCGTTGGTAACGCATTTAAGAGGACGCTCCGAAAGAACGTTAAAGAAGCTATGAAGACATATGAAAGACCTTTCTCGGCGGATGATTATAAACGAATGATGAAAGGGTTTAGAACTACTGTGCGCGGATACGGTAATTCAACGCTTGTAGAATTTAGCGGACAAGGCCGCGGAAATGCCGATTGGCATTTAATTGAAGATGGTCATGAGATGGTAGCTTCTAAGACACATACAGTAGCGACAGGTGGAGGCTTTAAGACTGTACCTGCTGATGGAAAAGAAAAAGGCAGTAATTACCGCTTCATTAGAGGCATCAAACAGGTGCCTGCTACTGTTGAAGGCTTTGGTGATGAATATGAAAAGGCAATAGATAGAGCCATGAAAAGGATGATAGACAAGTATGAGCGATAGTATACAAGAACCAACGGACGAATTAATGCTAAAGCAGGCCATCAATAACATGCTCACCAAATGCTTTGGTGAAGATGCTAGAATTTATGGTCATGAGGTAACTCAGGGTTATATCGAGCCTTGCTTTTTCACCGATTTGCGTTTAGCGAGTGATGAGCAGTCCAGCGCAACTACTACGCTTAAAGTTTACAATGTTTATATCTACTTCTTTCAGAACCTGGATGAATATGATGAGTCTATTGATTACAAGGTTATGAAGAAGCTCAGATTATGGCTTATTGACAATTCACCTGCTAAAAACTGCTATATACTTCCTGTAGGGCAAAGACGTTTAACTGTACACAGTTTGTCAAATACTCGAATTGGAGAAAATTATGATCGCTTTGAAATTAGCTTTACGCTACGTTTCAATGATGGCTCATTAATTCCAATTGACTATGAAGATGTGGGAGATCTTGAATTAAAAACAGAGATTAAAGAGAGTATAGATTAATGCTCTCTTTTTAATTTTATTCTTAAGAGGAGGATAATATTTATGGGATTACCTGTAATTAATATTAGCTTCGTTGATAGAGCAATGTCAGCTATTCAAAGAAGTGAGCGTGGGGCAGTTGGCCTTGTATTGGTAGATACTGTTAAATTAGAAAATAACACTAAGACATTAGCAACTATCAATGATATTCCAGCTGATCTGAGCGTAAAAAACAAAGAGTATATTAAATTAGCGTTTATGGGTTATTCTAACTCAGCTAGAAAAGTTGTTATTTCTATAGTTGCTAGCGAAGAGCCAGCAGGCGAAGACTTCACAAAAGCATGTGATGTATTCTTAACTACTGATGTATCATATATCGCTATTCCACAAATTGGCAATTATGCAAATGATGTAGCTACTTGGGTTAAAAACACACGTGGTAATACTGAGCCTTCGGTTATAAAAGCAGTATTACCACACTGCACAGCCGACAGTGAAGCTATCATTAACTTTACTACTGAGGATATCGTATGTGATGATACTACTTATAGCGCTGCTGAATACTGCGCACGTATCGCTGGTATCTTAGCAACATGTCCACTTACAGCTTCTGTTACTTATCATGTATTAAGTGATGTTGACTCAGTAGATTATAAATCAAGAAGTGAGTTAAATAGCGCTGTTGATAACGGTGAGTTAGTTGCTTTCTGGGACGGTGAAAAAGTCAAGCTAGGACGTGGTGTTAACTCATTGCAGTCACTTGATGGTAAATCTGAACAGTGGAAAAAAATTAGAATTATTGATGTATTTGATATCGTCAGAAAAGATATCTATACAACAACTGAAGATAACTATATTGGGCAGTTTGTTAATGATGCAATTCATAAACAGTTATTATGTAATGCTATCAACGCTTACTTCACTCAGTTAGTTAAAGACTCAGCTATCGCTAGCGGACTAGCTGAAATTGATTTAGATGCACAGCGCAACTACTTACAGTCAATCGGCAAGGATATTACTGAAATGACTGATAAAGAAGTATTAAACGCTAATACAGGTGCACGCGTGTTCTTAAAAGGCACTATGCAGCCACTGGATGCTATGGAAGATTTAGACTTCCCAATCAGCGTGGTATAAGGAGGTAATAGGTTATTATGAGTATTGCAAATTTACCATTAGACGCACGTAATGTCATTAACGGTACACATGGTACTGTATATATTAACAATTCAATCAAAGTAGCTGAAGTAACAAAGTTTAATGCCAAGATTGCATTTGAAAGATCGGATGTAAATATGGCAGGTACACTTTCAAAAGGCTCAAAACTAACAGGCTACTCCATCTCTGGTGAATTAACAATTAACCATGTAAGAGATTTATTAGTAAAAGAAGTAATCGAGAACTTATCAAAAGGTAAAGATACTTACATTTCATTTACATCAAAAGTAGCTGATCCAGACTCTTTTGGTACTGAATCATACGTAATCACAGGTGCAGTATTAACTGAATTAGTACTGGCTGACTGGGAAGTTGGTAAGCTTGGAGAAAGATCTTATCCATTTACAGCAACCGATGTTGATATTATTTCAACTGTCGAGCATAACTTTGGATAATTGAATATAAGTGCATCTTTATGAGGTGCACTTTTTTATTTGGATTTCATTGAAAAAGGAGATATAGACATATGAATATCACAGAACAGTTATTAAGCTCTAATGTTAGCAATTTTACAAAAAGAAAAACAAAAGTAATTAAATCAAGTAGATTAGCTGACTGTTTAGGAATTAAAAAGGCAGTTGATGTAACTATCAAAGAGATTCCTTATAGACTATACAACGAAATTGCTAATGGTCAGTATGACGAGGATGGCCGTATTAATCCAGACAGAATGGTAGATATGGCGGTTGACTTAGTGGTTGAAGGCGTGGCTGAACCAGATTTAAGAAACAAAGATTTGATGGAACATTTTGGCGTAAGAACACCAGAAGATTTAGCAGTTTTATTATTTGACAATGAAATTGCAGTAATCGGTGAAAAAATCAATGAATTATGTAGCTATGAGGATGTAAAAGATAGAGTAAAAAACTAATTTACGAGGATTCTGAGACATATGTTATGTACAATCTTTTTAAATTTTTCAAGTGGAATCCGAGAAAATACTATGATGCTGATTCGGGAGAAAAGGTTATTATAAAAGCCTTTCTGGAACAGTATCTAGAAGAGAGAGATGAAGAGAATGAAGATCTTGAAAGCTCTTATTAATAAGATTAAACATAACATAGAAAAAGGAGGTGCAAGCAATGGCTGAGAGAAAGATTGAGGCGGTGTTTGCCTTAAAAGACAGATTTACGCAGCCACTAAACAACCTCACTAGGAAAATTGAAGCTTCTAATAGAACGATTAGACGGATGGGCAATGATATTACACGTTCATCCAAGATGATGGCCAATTTTGGTGCATCACTTACTAAAAAAGTTTCAGCCCCTATTATGGGTATTGGTGTAGCAAGTGCAAAAGCTGCAAGTGACTTTGAAAAACACTTCGCTAAATTATCAACTATTGCCGACACTTCAAAAAAAACAGGAGTGCCAATTAACGCCCTCAAAAGACAGTTAAGAGGATTATCAGAAGAGACAGGTCAATCACAAAGTGATTTAGCCGAAGCTACATATAGTGCTATATCAGCAGGCAGATCTACAAAAGAAGCGGTAGCGTTTGTTAAACAGGCAGGCGTGCTTGCCAAAGGTGGCTTTACTGACATGAGCACATCAGTAGATACTCTTACTACGATCATGAACTCATACGGGAAAAGTGCTGGCACTGCTGAAGAGATTAGTAATCGTTTGGTTACTACACAAAATTTAGGTAAGACTACTGTGGCAGAATTAGGCCAAAGCATCGGCTCAGTTGTGCCGACTGCAAATATGTATGGTGTATCGCTCGATAATTTAGCAAGTGCATATGTGACTACAACTAAAAACGGTATTCAAACTGCTCAGTCTACAACTGCTATCAATGCAACTATTAGTGAATTAGGTAAGAGCGGTACAAAAGCTGCTGCTATCTTACAAAAGAGCACAGGTAAATCATTTAAGGATTTAATGAAGAGCGGTATGTCATTAACTGATGTTCTCTCTATTGTTGATAAGGAAGCCAAGAAAAACGGAAAATCCATTGGTGACGTATTCTCAAACAAGAATGCCATAAAAGGTGCTAGTACATTGGTGTCACACGCCAAAGATTTCAGTAACGCTATGAACGCTATGGGTAAATCTAGCGGTACTGCAAAAGGAGCAGCTGACAAGATGACAAACACAACAGTCAATCAGCTGAAAAAACTTAAGACTAGCGCACAGAATATCATGATTGACTTAGGCAATACAATCTTGCCAATGATCACGCCTATCTTTGCTAAGATTTCTACAAAGGTTAAGAACTTCTCGACGTGGTTTAATAGCTTATCGTCTGGCACTAAAAAAACTATAGTAAAAGTGGCTGGAGCAATTGCCTTGATTGGACCAGCTTTTTTAGTATTTGGAAAAATTGGTGGTGCAGTAGGTGGAGCTATTAAGACTGTCGGCGTTTTTGGCCGTGCTATGTCCAAAGCTGGCGGATTTGTTGCATTAATTACAAGCCCTGCCGGTATCGCGGTTGCAGCGATTACTGCATTATCGGTAGCTGCCGTACTTGTCATCACGCACTGGAAACAGGTTAAGAAGACTGCTGGAAATGTCTGGAATTTTGTTAAGAGCTCATTCGCTAAAGTAGGACTTTCTTCTAAGCAGATGTCTAAAACATTTAAACCTGCAATTCGTGCATTTGGCTCACTTAAGCGCAGTGCAGGACAGTTATTTACTGCTGTTAGACCTATCTTCTCAGGTATCGCTAAATTGGCAGCAGGCGTGTTTGTAACAGGATTTAGAGCTACATTTAGAATTGCAGCAGGTGTTGTATCTGGCTTACTTACAGCTGTTGCTCCAATTGTTACAGGTATCTTAAAGGTGTTTACAGGTATCACTACTTTCTTGACAGGCGTTTTTACAGGCAACTGGAAAAAGGCATGGCAGGGTATTAAAGGTATCTTCTCTGGTATCGCTGCAACTTTTGTTGGAATAATCAAGGCACCTATCAACGGAATGATTGGCATTATTAATGGCTTTGTCGGTGCGGTTAATGCAATATCATTTGATATTCCTAAAGGTTTCCCATTCATGGGTGGCAAACATATAGGCTTTAATATTCCTAAGTTAAAATACCTTGCAAAAGGTACAAACAACTGGGAGGGCGGGCCTGTCGCCATCAATGAAAAAGGTGGGGAAATCGTAGATTTACCTTCTGGTTCAAGAGTATATCCTCATGACAAGTCTATACAGAAGGCACGTGAAGATGGAGCTGCACAAAACAATAAGACAGTACACAAGTATGATCAGAGGAATATCACTATTACTATTTCAAAAGTAGCTGATAATGTGACTGTAAGTGGTGATGGAGATATTGACAGTTTAGCAAACAAGTTGGCTGATGCTTTAAGAGATCAGCTGCTTAATATGGCATAAGGAGGAAGCGTATATGTTAAACAAAGAAAGCAAAATTAAAATGCATCTTGAATTTGACCATGATGGCAAAAAGGAAAGCTTTACATTGCCTGTGCTTCCTTCCGAATTTGAAGAAACCAGAAGCAACAATAACCAGACTGTAAATATACAGGCTATCGGTGATGTGTTGTTAAAAGGTAAGAAACAGTTAAATACTGTCTCTATCTCTTCTTTTTTTCCTGCTGAATATGATCCAACTTATGTGGATGTGGATAAAGGCGCATTAAAAACACCTAAGGAATATGATGAAATATTCAAAATGATAAATGATAAAAATATTACATGCAGGTTTATTGCTACTGGTCCTAATACGAATATCAATATGCAGTGCGTTATCAGTGAATA